GCCGACAAGCCGAAGGCCTTGCAGGAATCCCTGGAGCAGTTTAAGGCGCATATTCAGGGAATCATCCCGGAGGGTCTCGAGAACGCCATCGTCAAGGCGGCCTTCGAGGAAGCGGGCTTCGAAATCACCGAGGGCGGCGCCCTCACCAAGCGGGAGAATGACATGGGCTATTCCATCGAGCTGAAGAAGTCCCTGGGCCTGGCCGTCACCGCCACGGACGCCGATGTGAACAAGGCGCTCGAGATCCAGAAGGGCGGCGCGCAGTTCGCGCTGAACGTCCTGAAAATGTCCCCCGACCACCTGACCTACATGGGCACGGCTGCCCAGCTGCAGACCGCCGATGGCGTGGCCAAGCAGGAATTCGCCGCCCTCGATGCCGCCGGCCGCGACGAAGTGATCAAGAAATTCCCGATGCCCATGTCCGACAAGGACAAGGCCGACGCCAAGGCGAAGGATGAGGCCGACAAGAAGGCGAAAAAGTCCGCCGATGACCTGGCCAAGGGCGCCGACGAAACCCTGACCGTCGACGGCACCACCATCGTGAAGTCCGCCGTGGGCGACGCCACCTTCGCGGTGCTGAAGTCCCAGCAGGCGGCCATCACCAAGGCCGCCGACGAGCGTGCCATTGCCGTGATCGCCAAGCGCGCCGTGGTCGACATGCCCAAGATCAGCAAGAGCGCCGACGACCTGGCGACCATGCTGCACGGCATCGCCAAGCACGACCAGAAGCTGGCCGACGAGGTCGAGGGCGTGCTGAAGGCCGCTTCGGCGCAGATCGCCAAGGGCGGCCTGTTCCTCGAGGTGGGCAAGGCCAGCACCGGCACCACCGGTGACGCCATCAGCCAGATCGAGTCCCTGGCGCAGGAAGGCGTGTCGAAGGGCACCTACAAGAACATCTACAAGGCCCGCGACGGCATCCGCAAAGCCAACCCGGTGCTGGCCAAGCAGGAAGAAGACGAGCGCAAGGCCCGACAGCAGAAGGCGGCCTAATCGGTCGGTTAGTGAATTAGGCCAACGCCGTGACGGCGCGGGCAGACCCAAAGACGGGAGACAAGAATGGCCACGGAACTTCGATCTTATGCCTACCCGGGCGGTATTGCCGGTGCGGACTTCTCCGTCGGCGGTGGGCTCTCGGGTCAGAACGGCAATGGCAACGCCAGCGGCCAGTTCCTCTTCGTCGCCCTCAACGGCACGGAGGACACCTTCGTCCCCTACCTGAATGACAACATCAAGACCGGCTATGTGCCGGTCGGCATCAGCCAGAACGACCCGACGCTGGGCGGCCAGTTGTCCGTCATGTGCCTGGGCCGCTCCAAGATTGTGGCCGGCTCTGGCGGCATCGCCATCGGCCAGGAAGTCGGCGCCGAAGCCCTCACCGGCCGCGGCGTGGCGAAGGCCGCAACCCTGACCGGTGCGAACCTCGGCGATTTCGTCATGGGCATCTGCAGCTGCGCTGCCGCCCAGGGCGCCGTCGGCTCGGTCGAACTGATCGGCCGTTATCGCGTGTAAGTGCTTTCCCCGCAGTGATGCGGGGCGTCTTTAAGGGGCCGGAAGCCCTGAAGTAGAAGCCGGGTTGGGCGAGGGGGCGACCTCAGACCCGCCGGCACCACCAGAAGCCCGCCGTGAGGCGCGCGAGACCTAGAAACGGGAGTGTTCCATGGGCCAGCCCACCGCAACAGACGTCCACGCCGACGCGGCGCTGACGGACTTTTCCATCGCCTATGTGCAGGACCAGTCCAGCTTCGTGGCGGGCGACTCCATGCCCTGGTTTCCGGTCGAGCACAAAAGCGACCTGTATTTCATCTTCAACAAGAACGACTGGATGCGCGATGACGCGGTGAAGGTCCGCGCGGAAGGCGAGAAGGCCCCGCGCTCCGGTTTCACCCTGTCGAAGGACAGCTACAACGCGACCCCCTGGTGGACCGCGGTGCCGCTGTCGCAGCTGACCACGGCGAACGCCGATCCGAGCGTCCAGCTCGACCGCGCCGCCACCCAGCTGGTGACCCAGCGCATGCTGATCCGTCGCGAGCGCATCTTCGCCACCAGCTTCATGTCCACCGGCAAGTGGGCGACCGACAAGGTGGGCGGCACCGACTTCACCAAGTGGTCGGACTATGCCTCGGACCCCGAGCGCGATATCGACAACGCCAAGAACCTGATGGCGAAGAACACCGGCTTCGTGGGCAACTGCCTGACCGTGGCCTATACCGTCCACCAGGCTCTGAAGCGCCACCCGCTGATCGTGGACCGCATCAAGCACACCAGCGACGAGTCGATCACCGCCGATATCATCAAGCGGTTCTTCGAACTCGACGAGTACAACATCACCAAGGCCGCCTATGCCACCAACCAGGAAGGCGCCGCGGTCGACGTCCAGGCCTTCGCCGTGGGCCCGAACGCGCTGCTGACCTACAAGGAAGGCACGCCGACGGTCATGTCGCCCACCGCCGCCACCTGCTTCGGCTGGTCCGGCCTCACGGGCCTCAACAACATGGGCGTGCGCATCGACCAGTTCTACGACCAGGACGCCAAGGAAGACGTCATCCGCGGCGAGTTCGCCTTCGACATGAAGGTGACCGCGTCCGACCTGGGCGTCTTCTTCTCGGCCGCCGCTACCCAGCCGGCGTAAACCCTACCCGGGGCGGTCTCACCAGCCGCCCCGGCGCCTGCCTGTAACCCCGCGAGGATCGAGCCATGCGTGACGGAAAAGCCCTGACCCACATTCCCGAGTTCGGCGGCAAGGCCTACCAGGCCGGCGAGAAGATCCCGGGCAAGGTGCTGGCCAACGTCAGCCCGCAGGTGCTCAAGGCGCTGGTGGACAATTTCAAGATCGAGATCGAGGGCATGGAGCCTTCGACCGGCGGCAGCGGCGGCATCGCCCATCTGACCGCCCGCCTCGACGCCCAGGCCGACCAGATCAAGGCCCTGGTGGCGGCCAACAAGGAATTGAGCGGCCGTCTTTCGGCGCTCGAAGGGGGCAAGGCGCCCGCCGAGAACAGCCGGCGCGCGGTTCGCGCTTCCGGCAAGTCCAAGGAGTAGCCGATGGCCTCGACCACATTCCTCGCCCAGTCTCCGAACCCCGACACCGTCTCCAAGGGCGCCATCCAGGCCGGGCCGCAGCAGCTCTATCCGGGCAACGCCGATGGCTCCTCGATCTGGATCAACCTGGCCTTCGTGGGCGTGCCGGATGCCACCAATGGCGTCGGCTGGGCTTCCTGCGGCTCGAGCGGCGTGGATACGCTGACGGGCATCTGGTACAGCAACATCGGGACCGCCGCCGCGCCCAACTGGCAGAAGATCGGCGCGCAGTAAGGATTTCGCGTCATGGTCGATCGCATTGGTGGATGGAACGTCACCGCCACCTCTGTGGGGGGGCTGCCGGCGGTTGCCGAGCGCCCGGCTGAGGCCAACAAGCAGCACGTCGTCTATGGCGTTTCGGCCCAATTCAGCGCCGCGCCTGCCGCGCCTGTTGCGCTGCAGATCATCAACCCGGACGTCAGCCCCAACACCGTCTATTGGCAGGGCCTGGTGCCGATCACCAACGATCTCAGCGAAATCTTCCTGGCCGGCATCTGCATCGAGACCGGCGCGAGCGTCGCGGCCGTGCTGTCCGGCAATGGCTCGCTTGTCGGCAAGGTCAATCTGCACGGCAACACCCGGTAGGGAGGCGCCCCTGCCATGACAAATTCTTATTCAGGAAATCCGGCCGACAGCGATATCGACGCCGTCCGCTTCTGGGTCAGCGACCGCGGCCCGGACACCTGGCAGATCAGCAATGAAGAAATTGCCTATGTGCTGACGCAGTATGCGAACTCGCTGCTGGCGGCGGCGGCGATCGCCAACGAATTCGCCATGAAGTGGGCGCTGGCCTGCGACAAGGCGGTGGGCGATCTGCGCCTGGCATTCTCGCAGCGGTCCAAGATGTACCAGGCCCTGGCGAAGCAGCTGAAGCAGGAAGGCGAGCAGCAGGGGCCGCAACTGTTCGCCGGCGGCACATGCGCGTCAGATCGCCAGCCCTTTTCCCTGTACCAGTTCGACATTCCTGGGGCGTGCGGCCCGGCGATCCCGCCGTGCGGGGTCTGCGGCGGCCCGTCCGATGGCGGCTGCGGCTGTGGGGGCTGACCCATGGCCATCTTCGCGGACGACTTTCTCGACCTGATGCCCGCCACCATCACGGTGCAGACCATCCTGGACCGCGATTTCGACGGCCCGGCCGTCTATGCCTCGCCGGCTGAATACCGGGCGCGGATCAACACCAAGACCCAGAATGTGATCAACGCGGCGGGCCAGCTCGTGGTGGCGCGCGGCTGCGCATGGCTCGACACGGTGGACCCCATCAGCATCAACGACCGAGTGATTTTCCCCGACGGCAGCGAGCCGAAGATCCTGGTGGTGAATGTCGACGAGGACGAAACCGGCCCGGCTGTAACGAAGCTGTATTTCCAATAAGGTGCGGGCATGGCTGACCCGTTCAAATCCTACCAGACTGGAAGCCGCAGGACGGTGACGCAGATCCTGGAAAAATATGGCGCGCGGGCGAGCGTGGCGCTGGGCACGCAACTCTACAAGGAGGGGCTGGGAATCATGGCGTCGAGCCAAGGCCTGGTCCCGGTCGACACCACGGCGCTGCGTTCCAGCGGCTATGTCACCGAGCCCGAGCGCAAGGGCGACATGATCGAGGTGCTGATCGGCTACGGCGGCCCAGCAGCCAAGATCAACGAAAAGACCGGCGAAAGCACCGATTCCTACGCTCTCTATGTCCACGAAAACCTTGAGGCATTCCACCCAGTGGGAACGGCGAAATATCTTGAGATGCCCTTCGACCAGGCCAAAGTGGGCATGGGCCGGCGCGTCGCCGCCGGCATGAAGGCGGACCTGGGCGGATCCAGCGGCCCTGCGGAGAGCGAGACATGAGCAGCGGCAGCGACACCCTCGACAAGATCCGGACAGCCATCATCGGCGCCGGAATTGGCCAGACGAACAGCAAGGCGCCATGGGCCGTCTTTGTCTGGTCGATGCCGGACGGGGCACCGACGGTCGACGAGGCCTTCTGCCTATACGAGACGCCGGGCGGTAGCCCTGACCCCGCCTGGGCCATTGTCTATCCTGGCGTGCAGGTGGTGGCGCGCGGAAAGCCCAATGAGACCGCCGCGGTGCGCCAG